GAACAGGAGGAAGTCATTTCAGGCCCACCGGCCTGACGGAGCACCGAAGTGAAACCGGCGATCTCGACCCGCCTGGGCTTTCTGGTCCTGCTGCTGGTCGCCGCCGGAATGATCTGCGGGGACTTCTGCCGCCGCTGGTGGAGACGGGAATTCAATGGGACCTGCGCGAACTGGACCGACGCCCAAAACACCGAAACGGAGACTCACCGGGAGCAAACCCGGGGAAGTCAACGCCCGTGACGTCGGCTGGTCGCTGCTCGAATCGCTCGGTTGGACCGGTATTCCGACCGGGATCTCAGCGCTCGGCTATGAACTCCGCGATTCCCTGCCGCTGATCGCCCTGTCGTTTCCTCTCGAAATCGTCTTAATTGTGGCGATCACGGCATTCGTCCTGATCTTTGCCGCCAAACTTTGGAATCGTAAACGGGCCGACAATCGGCCCAGGAGGTGACCCGTGACGTTTTTCGCACTCTTGAGAATCCTGTTCATTTTGTGGGGGGCCGGGCTGGTCGGGCGGGGGGCCCTGCTCGAAGAACTCGCCGCCGACGGCAAAGCGGGGTCCGCCGTTGAAGCGATGCGCGGGACCTGGTTCGGATTGAACCAGATCCCGATCGGCCTGGCGATCATCCTGGGGGTGTTGGTTTGGCATTTTTGGTCGAAAGCCCCCGCCGGATCCACGTTCAAGCAGAAACTCGTTTTCGTTCTGCAACAGATTTTGTCTTACCCCAAACGGGTCCTGAATGACCTGTATCTCTTTTGGAAAGGAATTCCGACGGCATGAAAGGTCTGTTCGGCATCGGCAAAATCGTCGGCAAGAAGGTTCCCCGCTGGGCCTGGCCGATCCTGCTGGCAATCTTTTGGCTGGATGATTTCCTGAAATGGGTCTGGAGTCTGTTTTTCTAAAAGGGGGTCCCGATGTGGTGGTATGAGGATACGATCGTCCCGCACGAGGAACAGCCTGGTCCGCTGACCCGTGCCGTCAAGATCGCCGGATGGATCACTTTCGTTCTGGGGGGCCTGATGCTCCTCCTGTCGCTCTCCGGCTGCCGGTTCCCCGGACCGGTCGATCCGAATGTCGATCCCCGGAAGGGTGCGGAACTGCTGCTGATCGTCCTGGATGATGCCAACACCCGCACGGGTGAAACCGGTGCCATCCTGCACAACGATCAATACTGGCAAGGGATCAAGGCCAAGGGACATCAGTACAAGTTTTTGCAGTCGACGAACGAAGCGGCGAAGCCGTTTTTGTCTGCTGCGGAAAAGTGCGGACAACCCGCCCTCCTGATTTATCGGGCCAAAGATGTGAAATTGCTGGCTGCGGAGAAACTCCCCCCGGAAACCAAGCGGATCGACGATCTCGTCCTGAAATACGGTGGAAAGCGGGAACGTGGTCCGCCCAAATATGTCGGACTCTCCGGGGAACTAGTTTCGGAGCCGGACATCTACATCGACTCCGAGGGATATGTCCGTCGCCTGGGGGTGATTCCCTCGGATGAGAAGGTAAAATCCCGCCGAAAGGAACTGCCGGGGCTGGGGGAGTTTTTGAGAAAAAAGGGGGTCTCACTGATCCCCGCTGAGAAGTGGGTCGAGATCGATTACCCAAGATTCCATAAACCGGAATTCGTGCTCGATCAGCGAAACACGTCGGGATGCGTGGGGTTCTCGGCTGCCGCTGCCAACATGAAGATTCGGGCCTTGCGCGGCATGACGCCGGAGCGGTTGTCGGGAGCCTTTGTTTATTCCCTGATCAATGGGGGGAATGACGGCGGGGCGATGATTGATGATAGCCGAATCGCCCTCACGAAATACGGGGTCTGTCTCGACAGCGAAAATCCCCTCCCGAAAATCTTCTGGCGACAGGTCGGCGACGAGGCCAAGCAATCGGCCCTCCGTCGGCAGATGACAGTCGCCTACCGCTGCGACAATATCAACGAAGTCGCCACGGCACTACAACTCGGGCTGATCGTTCAGGCAGGTGTGCAGGTCGACGGGAATTTCTCGTCGTTCGACAACAACGGGATCAGTCGGGCACGGGGCCGCTATGCGAATCACTCCATCCATCTGTACGGGATGAAACAGATCGATGGGAAATGGGTCTACCGGATGGGAAACACCTGGGGATCGACCTGGGGACCGTTCCGGGATGGATCGTGCTACCTCCGCCCCGAGGGGATCGTGATCGAGGGGGATGCGTTCGTCCATGCCGATTCGGAATGGCTGGAGGGGGATCTGCCGACCCCCCGGCAAAAAATGAATCAGACGTCTCAAATTCACACGAAAGGGAAACTTGATGCCGACCGACAACATGCGCAAGCGAATGATACTCGCTTTGTTCTTGCTGAGTAGTCTTGGAATGTTCGGCTGCCGGATGCCGACCTCGGTCTCCGCCGACGAACCGAATCTCTCCGCCGCGGAGGATTTTTCCGACGGGGAGGAACTTCCCTCGCTGGAGGAGGATCCCGCCCCGGAAAATTCTGAACCGGAATCCCCTCCCGCCGAGACTGACGACGGTCCCCATTTGGCGGCAATCCATTTCCCCGAGGCGGCGAACGGAATGAAAAGGGATCGTCCCAAGCGAATCTTTTTGCTGTACTACGGTTACCAGGCGTGCGGGCCCTGTCAGACGGCGAAACCGAAACTGAAAGACTGGGCGACCGCGAAACAGATGACGACCGCGGAAGAGAACGAAAAGCAGGCCCGACTTGCCTCCGTCCGGTTCATCGATATTTTCCGGGATAAAGTGACCCAGGATCTGACGCTCGATGGGGAAACGCAAGCCTTGTACCCGACGTATCTGTGGGTCGATCAATCTGGGAAAGTCCTCTGGTCGAACTGTGGAGTGATGGATGGCCCGCAACTAACCCGGACCTGGAACCTGTTGCAGAAACTGAGGTGAGCGATGGGGTGGCTGTGGTGCCTGTTGACGAGCGGTGCGGTCTGGTATGCGATCACCCGGAACGGACTGGTGAAACAGGAACGCCGCGCCTATGCCAACCTCAACAAGTGCTACAAGCTGCAGTCGGACGAATGCGAGAAGTACCGGAGGAATTTGCAATTAGCCCAGGAAGAACTGAAAACAGCCGTCGCGACCGCCAACGAGCAGATCAATCGACTGAAGGATCAGAACCGGCTGACGGTCGAGAATTCGGATGCCCTGCTGGATGCCGCCGGAAAGGAACGGGCGGAAGTCGATGAGATCGTGATCACCCTCCGCGAAGTCGCCGAACGGTACAACCGGGAACGCCTGGAAATGCAGGAGACTTTTCAGAAGCAACTCAAGGACAATGAAACGCTCGGAAACCAACTGGTCGAATTGGGAAAAAGACTCCGGGGCAAAATTTCCCCCAAAAACATTCCGCTGATCCAGACGGAGACATCCAGCTAATCGAAACAACCCCAGCGGGGGGTGACTCCGACTCGCTTCCGAAAGTCGTGCTGAGTTCCCCCCGCGCCCGTATTCTGCATTCGGACATTCGAGATACAAAGCGATGACCTGTGGGCAAACCCCCCAACCAATCCGAAAACTCTGCCGCCCAGCGGAAAACCGCCGCAAACCGGAAATCCGACAAGCCGGGGAAGCGGACGGGATCGTCTACGAACCTGCCAAAGCTGACAGCACTCCAGCGGCGGGAACTGATCCGCTCCCTGACCGACGAGGAGCGGCTGACAGAAACGAACTATGCCGGAGTGGCGAGGATCCTGGGGATCTCGGTCCGGAACTTCCAGCATTACATGGCCCAGGGATGTCCCGGTCGTCCCGCCAGTTCCTCCAAGCAGGATGGAATTTTCTTCCTGCCCGAGATCATTCAGTGGTGCAAGACAAACGTCTGGAAGTCAAAGCAGCGAATCGAGGTGGACGAATTCGGCGACCCGATGGTTCCGGTCGGCGATCCAAATTCTTCGCCCGCCCTGGAAAAGTATCGGGAGTGGCGGGCCCGGTTGGCGGAACTCGATTACTACGCCCGGAAGGAAAAATTGATCGACGTGACGAAGGTCCACACGGCGCTGGTCGGGATCGCACAGTCGCTCCGGCTGGCAGGGGAGCAGATGAAGCGGGAACACGGAAACGGACCGGTCGAGATTCTGAACGATGCCCTGCGGGATATGGAGGAACAGATCGCCGAACATTTCGAGGCCTGCCTGGCAGAAGAGAATTCCGAAGACCAGGAGGATCTCGATGATTCAGGCGATTGATCGAACCTCCTTCAGAAAAAAACTTTCGCCGGAGGGGCGGCAACTGACGGGATTCCTGCGGATGGCCCGCGTTGAGCCGTTGCGGTCGATGCGAAAATTCGCAGAGGAAGAGATCATCATCCCGGACGGTCCCTTCAAGGGGCGGAAATTCTCCTGTCACCGGCAACCCTATTCGGGACTCTGGTTCGACCTGATCGACTCCGGACGCTGGCAGCGGTTTTTCGCCTGCGGTCCGACCCAATCGGGAAAATCCCTGTGCGGATTCGTGATCCCGGCGATGTATCACCTGTTCGAGATCCAGGAGACGGTGATCTGCGGACTGCCGCAGATGGATATGGCGGGGGACAAGTGGCGGGAAGACTTTTTGCCTGCGATTTCCGCCTCGCGGTTTGCCAAATATCTCCCCGACCGGGGAGCGGGGAGTCGGGGGGGAAACCCGACGGCGATCAAGTTCACGAACGGGGCGACATTGAAATTCATGGGGGGCGGGGGTGACGACAAGCAGCGGTCGGCATTCACCGCGCGGGTGGTGGTGATTACCGAGGTGGATGGACTCGATACCGCCGGGGAACTGTCGCGCGAGGCGGATCCGATCACCCAGATGGAAGCCCGAACCATGTCCTTCGGTGACCGGAAGCGGATCTACGGAGAATGCACCGTTTCAATCGAGCAGGGGCGGATCTGGCAGGAGTACATCGGATCGACCAAAAGCCGGATCGCGCTCCCCTGTCCCCATTGTCGGGCGTTTGTGACGCCCGGACGGGAACATCTGACCGGCTGGCACGATGCGACTCACGAACTGGAGGCCAAACAACATGCCCGTTTTTGTTGTCCGGAGTGTGCGAAACCCTGGACCTCTGAAGAGAGGCGATTGGCGAACGAAACGGCGATCGTGTTGCACGACGGCCAAACCGCGAAGCGGGTCCGTCGGAAAACGGTCGTTGAAGGAAAAATTCCGCAGACGGAGACCCTGGGATTCCGTTGGAGCGCCGTAAACAACCTGTTTCAGTCTCCGGGAGCGATCGGGGCGAAGGAGTGGAAAGCCTCCCGATCGGACGACGACGAGGATGCCGAAAAGGAACTGCAGCAGTTCTATTGGACGATCCCGCACAAGCCGGACGTCGAGGATCTCCTGCCGCTTGATTCGCAGGCGATCTACCGCCGGATCGTCCCGCGGGCCAGGGGGATCGTCCCCGAGGAAACCGAGGTGATCGTGGTCGGAGCGGACGTCGGTCAATACCTGATTCACTGGTCGGCGATCGCCTGGCAGAAAAACGGGACGGGTCACATCCTGGACTACGGGCGGATCGAGGTCCCCAGTCAGGAACTGGGACTGGAACAGGGGCTCCTGAACGGATTGCGGCAACTTCGGGCCAAGGTGCTGCAGGGCTACGGAGGAATTCCGGTCCGGCAGGTGTTTGTCGATTCCGGGTGGCAGACGGAATCGGTCGTGAAATTCTGCCGGGAGCGGGAGTGCGCGGGACTGTACCGACCGACGAAAGGATTCGGAACGACGCAATACATGCGGCAGTACACCGACCCCAAGGGACCGAGCGGCGACATCCGCTGGATCGGTCGGAAATTCCATGTGAAGTGGGTCGCGACCTCGGGGGCCAACCTGGTCGAGGTGGATGTCGACTACTGGAAATCATTCATCCATGCCCGGATCGCCGTCCCGCTCGATCAGCCGGGTGCCCTGACGTTGTTCGACGAACCGGACCGGCGGGAACATATGTCGTTCGCGCGACACCTGACCGCCGAACGGCAGGTCAAGGAATTTGTCGAGGGGAAAGGGGAGATCACCCGCTGGCAGGTGATCCGGCAGAACAATCACTGGCTGGATGCGGTGACTCTTTGCGGACCTGCCGGGTATCTGCTGGGGGTCCGCCTGGGAGAACCCGCCCCGACACAACCGAAACGTGAAGCAAATTCCCCGCCGCCGCTGACGATGCCGGACGGACGGGCCTTTTTAATTTCAGAACGTCAATAGAAGGATCAAACCGATGGCGAGGAAGCCCAAAGCGAAATTTGAAGGACCTGAAAGCATTTCCGAATCGACATCCCCTCCGCCGGGAATCGATCAGGCTCCGGAGGATCTGTCTGACCAGGGTGAAATATTCGACGGTGAGATCGTCGATGGTGAAATCGGAGAAACCGCCGAACCGATCATCGTCCCCGATCTGCTGGAGATCAAACTAAGAATCCCGGTCGATCGGTCGGTATTGACCCGTCCCGGCTACGTCGGACGGCGACACGACATCAAAATGAATGAGTCGCAGGCCAAGGCGCTGCGGTGCGTCACGTTCGCCCTCGATCAGATGGAGGAGAAAACCCGCTCCGGAAAACCGATCCGGATGCGCGGGAGTTATGCGATCGAATGGATCCTCGACCAACTGACCGCTGCGGTCCTGACGGAAGCGGGAAAAGAAAAACCGTAAATCGGATTTCCGATTTCTGAAAGCGGGTTCTTTGGCCCCCCCTAGCATGGGGGCATGACGCTGACCTCTTCCAGTACCGACGCCGCCGTCTGGGCCGAGTACGACGACAATGCCTCTTACGAGGAACAGTCGTCCGTCTCAATGGCCCGATCGTTCGTGACCGCCTGCCGGTTTCTGCTCCGGCGGACCCCGCAGATGGCGATGCACGACGGCAAGAATCAGATTCAGAACAACCTGACGGTGATCCGCGAAGAACTGGAACGGGCCCAGCGCTGGATCGCCGCACAACCGGTTTCCAGCGGTTCAACCTCCAGTCGCGTGATTCAACACACTCTCAACGGATTCCGGGAGTGATGCCATGAGTCGCCGACGTGACAATCCGGTGGGGAATCTGATCCAGTCGTTCGCCGACATTCGGAGCGATTATTCCGCCACCCGTCCCTCGAAATTCCGCCGGAACCGCACGGGTCTCCCGGCGATGGGATCGGGAGCGGACTATCACCTGCGAAATGACACCTCCTGGCTGAAGGCGCTGGAATATGCCCGCGACCTCGACCGGAACGATTCGGTGATCGGTCCGATGCTCGACCGGGCGACCGACTCGACGATTCAGGACGGGATCGATCCCGATCCGATGACCGGGGACGAAAAACTCGACGCCGAACTCCTCGCCCGCTGGTACGACTGGTCCGAAGATCCCGAACAATGCGACATCACCGGCGAACAGTCGTTCGACTCGATGGAGTGGAACCTGTTCCGCCAGGGATTCCTGGTTGATGGCGATATGGTGGCGCTGTTGACCCGTGAGGGAAAACTGCAACTGGTCGAAGCCCACCGGATCCGCAAGCCGAGCAACACCAAACAGAACGTCGTCAACGGGGTCCTGCTCGACGGCAACCGCCGCCGCCTGGAATACTGGATCACCAAGGAAGACATCAATCCGAACGCCCCCCTGAAAAATGTGGCGGATGTAATCAAGGTTCCCGTCCGGGATGCAGAAGGGGAACGGGTTCTGTGCCACGTCTACCATCCCAAGCGGATCACGCAAACCCGCGGAGTCTCCGCCCTCTGGCCGATGCTCGATGCCGCCGGGATGTTCGAAGACATCAATTTTGCGGCGATGATCAAACAGCAGATCAGCGCCTGTTTCGCGGTTTTCCACGAGCAGGCCCTGGGAATTGACGCTCCGGGGGATACCCAGATCGGGGATCGCTCGACGGAAACAATGGGAGGGGGAGGGACCCGGACGCTGGAATCGATCACGCCGGGGATGCGGATTATCGGTAAGCCGGGCGAGAAACTGACCGGGTTTTCCCCCAACGTCCCCGGAACCGACTTTTTCCCCCACATGAAACTGATCCTGACGCAACTCTCGATCAACCTGGGGCTGCCGTTGTGCGTGGCGATGCTGGATGCCAGCGAAACGAATTTCAGCGGGTTCCGCGGGGCGGTCGACCAGGCCCGTCTCGGATTCCGCCGAAATCAGCGGGCAATCCGGGACAAGTTTCACCGACCGGTCTACCTGTGGAAAATCCGGGATTGGATGCAGGAGGATGGAGCTCTCCGGCGGGCTGCCGAGCGGAAAAAAATCGACATCTATTCCCACAACTGGAAATTCCCCTCCTGGCCGTACATCGACCCCTACAAGGATGCGACCGCCGATACCGTCCGCCTCAAGGGATCGCATATCTCCCCCCGCCGAATGCAGGCGGAGCGGGGACGGGAATGGCGTGAAACGGCCAACGAATTCGTGGAAGACTGCGCCCTGGCAATCACGCTCGCCAAACAGAAGGCGGCGGAACTGAATCAACTGTTTCCCGACGATCCGGTCCCCGTTC